CTTCATCACACGCCATGTCGTACGCCATCCATTCCACTACTTCGCACATGTCCATTTCCTTCACTAGACTACGTTGACGCATCTGCAACCGCTCTGCCAGTTTAAATGTGTAAAACAGCAGGGGTTGCGCTATTAGTTTTTTGCTTTTTGTTCCAGATCGTCTTTTGGTAAACTATTGAGTTCAATGCACGCATTAAAAACTTTAAATACTGCAGCAGTAGATTTTTTCTGTAATTCTTTAACATCGTCATTTTCAAATAGTCTTTTGCCGTCTTGATCAACACAGCATACCAACACCATTTGTAAAACAATATCACCCGCATTTTCGGTTTCTTTTATCTTCTCATATTGCAACTGTTCTTCGATTGACATGGTTTTAATGCGCAGCTTATCGCCCCACTCAGCAGTCATATCCACTTCTGTATAACGCATATCATCTGCTGCAAATATTTTGTGTTTATTAAGCATTACTTGTAATTCCTATTATATTACTACGGCACTGACGTACCTTTACCCCATTTATTAAGTGGGCATGAGGCACATTTAAGCTTACATTTAGCTTGTATGTAGCATCCGCATTTCTTGCACTTCATCCCATCGCTATATTCACATTCAGCGCAAATTGCTTCACGCTGTTGCCAGTTTTTAGCCATCCACGACAGCAGTGCTTCGCTAATATCCATTAACTGTATACGGGAGCACTAACTATACGGAATGTAGCTTTACCAGTCACAATACCGTCAGCATTAATGTCAGTAGTGAATTGAGTTACGAAAGCACTAAAAGTTAATACGTTGAGTGTGGAGGTAGGAAGAGTAATTACCACGGTGTTAGTAGACTGGGCTGCCAACGCTGCTGAAATAGCCGCTTGACCTGCGTCGTCTTGGTTGCGCGTAACGTCAATGCTAAAAGATCCGAAGTCTTGTAATCCTTGTACAAATTCTTTGGCAGTGGATGCTAAGGTGGTTGTAGGAATTTCTGTTGCAGAACCTGATCCTATTCCGGTCATTGACATAACGCCGTCAATAGTTTGGCTGTTATAGCTTATAGTAGTTGTTTGTGTTTTAATCGGTGTAGCTGCCATATTATCCTCTTATGAGTAGCAAATATAATTGATTTCGACAAATCCCCTATACCATGAGTCTTGTCTCTCTGTTGCGCCGATGCCGACAGCTTGCACATGCACAATGTCATCATTCGCTGTCAAACTCTCATTATGAAATAATTCAATGAGAGAATCTAAAGCAGTGGTGAGCACTGCAAGTCCTGTTTCAAGCTTCACGTATACATCCACTTGATAAATACCTTTATGTAGCTGTGTACCGTCTAAATTATTTAATGTTGTTGTGGCCGGCATTAAATGTGGGGCTATGTACACATTTGGCAACAATTTCTGGTCTTTAGTATTCGGCCAAATTATTGTGATATCAGCACCCAGCTGCGCTAGGCGGGTGTTTAGAGCTGCGTTAATATTTTTAGCCACTGTCATAATTTATACTTACGCGAAAGTTTATCTACAATGTTCGGAAAGTCTAAAACTGCAAGTCTCATCATGCCGTTCGGAGCTTGTCTGTAACTCCAGCCGGTTTCTACTCGGTAAGCATACGGTCTGTCATTATAAACAAAAGCCGTCTTGTACCCGTCTTGCCAGTCAATTTTCCAACTTTGCCTTAATGCGCCCGGAACATAGTCATGTGCTGCAGGAGTTTCCCATAGAGTTGGATTACCTATTGGCGTACTCTGCTTAACATCTTTTTGAAATTCTTCTACTGCTTCTTTAAATATTTTAGCGGCCACTTGCAATGTCTTACGAATACCTTCTTTAAACTGTCTTTCCCAAGCCGCTGAGTCAACCTTGATTTCTACACTCATATTCTGGCCTGTAGAATATAGACGACATCTGTTCCCTGCGCTTTAATTCTCTGAACATTACGTACGCCATGAGACACGCCGTCTATTGTCACATAATCCCCAACAAGGGGAACTGTTGCACAATATGCAATAACTCGCACATCATCTCTAAGTATCAATATACCGTCTATGTCCTGAGCTTGGTATTGGCTTGGATGGCATTTAGCCGTATACGTGGTGGTTGTTCCTGCGCCAGTAGAGCCTGTAGCAGGATTAAAATTACCAGCAACGACACGTGTAAATGTAAGCTCCTGACCCAGCTCTGTAAGCAAGTCATCAGCAACTGTTTGCATATCACTGGCAAATGACATTATGCTTTACTCACTTTAATGACATTAGCACCAGATGCTCCGCCAATCAGCTTTTTAAGCCAATTGTTAATCTTAACTGCGTATGTTGCGCTAGATGCGCCACTTTGGTATTCTATTTCTAACGTATCCAGTTTCTTGCGTTTAACAGCGGGAGCCACGGGATTTAGCGGAGAATTGCCTGCGTCTATAGCTAGAGCTGCCTCAATTTGGGCATATATTAATTGTTGTGGTATATCGTCGGAGGGAAATAAATACCCGTCTATATAAGCATTATATCTCGGCCACTGTAGAGGCTGGTCAATCGTTTTCTTGGTACCTATAAAGGGCTGTTGTTCAATATAGTCCATTGCTTGTCTAAGCATCTGCTCTACATCTCCGGCAAATACTAGTCCACGCACAGACGCGTAGTCAGTTGCATCAGCTACAGAGACGTAGCTGTTTGCATTAGCTACAATTGTTCCTGTCTCCACGATTAAAGTCATTACACGCAGCCTATAACTATGATGTCATAATCTACTGCGGTACCGGAACCACTATTGGCAATTTGCAAAATATCTCCAGTGGAGGCTACTACTGCGTAGCCGGTTGCGTCTGGAGCAGCTAGGCAAATAAAACCGCCGGGACGTAAATTAACGACATCATTAACATTGCCCACCCAGTTAACTAGACCATTAGCATCTCCGCCAATTACGACATTATTAACATTAGTGTCATATGCGTATACAATAATAGATTTAATCTTTGTAAATGTTAATGTAGTGCCTAGAGGACTTGTTAACACCCCCGCTAAATCAATATCATCGGAGCCCGAGGCTGCTATTTGTCTTGTGTCAGTCCATATTTGATTGGCTTGATTAAGTCCCGTTCCATGGGTAAAGGTTAATGTCTTCTTGTAGCCTAGGCTGTAGTCTCTGCCCCCCAAGTCGCTGTCCCCAGTCAAGGTTGCGTTACATGCTATTTTAACATTTGCTGAAAGTGTCTCTGCCATTATAATTCCTAAACTGAGTTGCCTGCTGAATCTTTCCACCCACCGTTGTACCAGATTGGTTTACCGAGAGTGGTGTCAAAGTATTGTTGATATGTTGTTGGACTTCCGGGTCTACTGGCTGTATTGCCGCCTGTAATTCCACCATAAAATTGCCCGGAGGCGTTTATGTAGGCCAATTCTGTAGCCGAGAAATTCTGGAAACTTATAAGTTTGGCAGTGCTTACGTTAGTGCCGTCTCGCATATTTAATGCGTTATGTGTTGAGTCTGTCAATATTTCAGGCTCAGCACTATTGTTGTACGCGCCTTGAAGATTTGTAGTTGCTGTACTGCTGCCGCTGGCAGCACTTGCACCAATACTTCCTGCATTAATAAATTTTGCTTTTGTGGCATCGCTTAATGACGTTGCGTCTCGTTTCGCAATGAGCCATCCCCTAAAGCTTTGGTCATTTAGCACAGGATTTTGCACAAACACGCCTGTAGTTAAGGCTGCTTCAGCATCCGCAATTGTTTTATAGGGGTTTTGTCCGTACGCCACAATAATATTACCGTTAGATGGCGCAAACCAAAATCGGAATATCTGGAATGGATCTGAAGCAGATAAACTAGCTAACGTACCTGTACCATTATCATATCTTGCTACATCTATCAAATCCGATAGCACAGGAGCCGCCCACCCTCCGCTACCGTTGCGATAACTCCTAAACATCGTAGGAGCTACTTGAGCTGCATCTGTAGTTAGATTAGGAGCCTTAACGCTATTTATAAAATTTAGTCCCGGAAAAAAGCTTTGTCCTGAACTTTTATTAACTTTGAGATTAGCCCCGTTTGCGCTAAACTGGTTGCCACTTTTATTAACAATCCCGAGAGCATCACAAAAATCTATGAGCATTTGGCTATGGTCATAGCCCGGAGCTGGGAGATTACCAACATCCTGTACAGTTGTTAAATCTGTATGCACAATAATGGCTAAAAATATATAATCTCTGCGTTGGTCTGGGGTAGGCCTAGAGTTAAATTGTGCTATCTCTCCAGTTTTGGATATAGCCACATATGATGTTAGTGTACTATTTAGATAGGTTACATTGACATTTGTACGTGCTTGCCAGCTTACTCTAACTGCCTCAACCTCTGTCTGGTTTGTGTAATTATCAACTAAAATACCAGTGCCTGCAGCTATATTAATCTTTCCCGGAGTAGCACTTGCAGTTACAAGCCCTCCAGTGTATAATCCTGTACCTAACTGATTATCCTGCCGGGTGGCCGGACTAACTGTAGAGGTTATGTCTCCGGAGTAATCCGTAACTACATATATCCTATCACTTAAAAAAGGCCCAAGCTGTATAGTTGTTGATGGGTATATCGAGACGGAAGGAAGCTCAGTTTCCAAATCTGTAGTAAACTTACGATAAGTACCAACACTGCTCGCAGTGGAGGTTATAGATAACTTATTACCTGTCGGGATGTATAATACGCTCACACTATCACCTAAAATCCATCAATAAAGCCCCTCTTGCGAAGGGCTTAACGGACTATCCTAAGTGGATACAAACAAAGTCAGGAAGCCATACTTTACTACCGTACAGACATCCAATTTCAATCATAGACTTTTGGAAACCTACATAATGTGCCATAGTGAACACAAGGCCAGAATGAGGATCTTGCACAGTCATGCGGTCACGTGCAGCATCACCGCCGGCAGGCAAAGCAATTGGGCGCATTGCCAATTCAGCAGCTTCACGATGCACCACTATATTACGTCTACCGATTGCAGAGAGAGTAACAGTATCACCATCTACGCCGGCAGCTACCAATCCACTATTAATAGTGAAAGTACCGGGAGCAGCAAGGCCAACCAATACAACATACTTAACGCTATTAATAGTAACTACGTCACCCGGCAACAAAGTACCAGTACCAGTTTTAACAGTAATGGAAGTGGCACCAGCAGCGTGTGCGCCGTTAAGTACATAGGAGGCAGCAGTACCTACAGCAGGACGAGCCACTTGACCCGAACGTTTCAGATTAACGTTATACAAGCTACCGAGCTCACCTCGACGCAGCATTGCGCTATCACCAGCTTCATTAACTTTATACAAGTTGGCAAGATTTTGAATGTTAACAGCCGCGGTGGTGTCATAAATACCAGCTATCTGGCCATCATCTGGGCAACCTCTATCCAACAACAATTTCATGATGTTAGGGAGATCGTTCATGTTAGAGCCGAACGGGGTGGTTCCTGCAGTACCGTAGGCATTACCTGCACCGAGAGACAACTTAGCCATCAAGTCCAGTTCCATTTTATTACAAATGGCTCTCATAGCCTGCTGTATTTGGTTGCCGTATACGGTTGCGTAGCCTGCACCGTTATTCAGATGTTTCTGGTCTTCGCCAGTATAGGGGATCTGAATAGATGCGTAAGTGTCCAGAGCTGCAGTCTTATTATCCACAGTTTGGTCAGTACCTTCTGGAATGGTCATAGAAGGTGCATAAGTGGTAGAGACAGTTTGTGGGCGAGTGAAAGCAGAGCGAACTACGTCATCTTTAGCTGCTTCTTGCATGCCGGAGTTAATCTTCACAGAGTTAACGCCACCGACAAGTTCCCTTCCCACTCTTTCTGCTGCTTCATAAACATCCGCAGCCAAATTAGTAAAAACGTTTGCCATTTAAAAATTTCCTTGGTTATTAAATAAGTTTTCCGCCGTCCGTAAAAAATTTACGACGAGCAGCTTGGTCTAAATTATCAAAATCAGCTCTGCTCATTTCTTTCGTGCTTGGTTTTGTGTTCATGTTACCCT